CGCTAGTGTTATAAGCAGTCCCCATCACAGATAAGACGTTTGAACTGCTTGTTGCGCTGGCTCGCCAGTAATATCTTTGGCAAGCGGCTAACTCGCCTTGAAGTGTGCCAGTTGCGGTTTGAAACGCGGTGGCTACGTTGCCAGCCTCTAGTTGCCAGCCCCAAGTTTCCACAGTTCTATTAGCAGTTGAACCTACGCGTACTTGAGCGCGCAAAAAACTGCCTGAGCCAATAGTCTTACCTGATACTGAACCCAAAGTAGCAGTTACGGAATATCTAGCCCAAGATGTCGTAAGACTTACCGTGTTATCTATATTAACATCCGATGAACCGCCTGATCCAAAGTTTTGCCCTAAGCGCACATCGACAGTACCAGCAGAATTAATTTTAGCCCAGAATGAAAATGTCACAGTTTGATTGGCTAATGTGCGAACATCCTCGATGCGCTGTTCATAATTGTTAGAAATATTAGGTGATGCAGGTAGAACAATTCTTGAATAAAATTGAGCATCGCCGTAGTTAATAGCGGTTATATCTGCTGGAGTAAAGGCCTGTCGGCTGATTGTTGGATTTGTTCCGCCACCTGCTGAAGTATAAATGTAGCGGTCAGCGTTGTAGGTGTCGGAAGCAATCGTTGTAAAGGTGGTTCCGCGCTGCCAAATTGAAAAGTCTGAGTTGATTATTTTATTAACGGACGGTTTAGCTTGCCAGCGAAGACCTGTGCTGGTTGAGCTATCCGCAATTAACTGTTCGCCGTTGGTGCCGACTGCTAAGCGAGCTGGAGTATCTGCTGCGGTTGCCGTAATAAGATCACCTTTGGCATCGACTATCGCATTTTGAATCGCGTTAGCATCGTCGCTAGTGACCCAAGTAAAATCCATATCTGTATTAGAAGTTTTGGATAAAACCTGTCCGGTCGTTCCGCCTTTGAGATCGACTAAAGAAGTGTCGATGGCGTTGCCAAGTGTGCGCATCGCAAGAGCGCCATCTTTAACAAGGTCGGTATCGTCAGGGGTTTCCCAGCCGAAGTTAGTTGTATTTGCCATTAGCTAATGACTCCTATCGCGTCTTGCCATTCTAAGGTATTGAGCACACTATTCCAGCTTTCTGCTGGATTGACTTGCTCCCAACGCTGCCAGTAGCCCGAGTAGCTTAGCGGCGAAAGGATAAAGGTTAGGTTGACCGAATTAAATCCAGCTTGGAACGTCCAGCCCTCGACATAGCCTTGATAAGGCAAGGGTGAGATTGTGGCTGGTAAATCAGTCAATTCGATGGGTTGGCCTAAGAATATGTCAATCAGAGCATCTCGGTCAGTATTGTCCAATTCAGGGCTGCCAAGAGGATAGGAAACGGCATCAAGAATGGGGCGAGGAAATGAACGCAAAAGAATGAGACGCTCAGCATAAGCTTCAGCATCAGCTTGCAAGTCTAGGGTTGTCTCAATAATTTCAGCATAATTGCCAAAGTTAAGGATTGAGTCGGCATCTGAGTCAATAACAGTCTGTCCATTTTTATAAACAATTGTCACATTGTTGCGCATATCGCCGGAACGTATTTGTGAACGAATTCCAACGCCAAGCGCGTCGTTAGCGCTCAAGGTTGTAAAGCCATTGGCTATGAGGTAATCCTGTCGGTGATCTTGGTTATCGTAAGCAACTCGCCCATCATCATCTTCATAAACAGTTCCCAAAGCCGAATCCGCCAACTGAGCTACATAGGTATAAGAATTAACTGGATCAGCAGCTCGAGCAACCATTTCGTAAACGCCCGTGTCTATATTTCCGAGACCAATATTTTCGGCCGTAGCCCAAGTGGTTGTCGCTGGAGTGTAATTAGCCCAAGTCTCGGCGGCTGGTAATTCCTGCCAATCATTAGCCAAAGCTTCGGAAACAATTGTGAAGATTTGAGAGCCTTCGTCATCTTTAGATAAAGCGTCGCTCCAAGTAGAACGAGATAGACGAGCCAGAGCACCCAAAGCGGTGATGTTAATACCCATTACAGTCGCCGTCGAGCCTGTGGAAATAACTGATGTGGCTATATCGCTAATGTAACCGCCGTAAATAGTTATAAAGTTTCCAGCGGAGTTTTTTAATTGAATGCTAATTTGATGGCCAACTTGTAAATCAAAAGTATCGCCGTTAACGTCAATCAACTGCAAATAACAATAACCAGCGACAGGCTGCTCATAAATACTCGAACGACCGCGAGTAACAGTTAGGTTAGCTACTGTGGCAGATGCGTAATCGACGCCATTTACTAAAACTTTCCATTCGGGAGTCCAGAGGCTCATACCAGCGCGCCAGCTCCCAAAGTTCCTCGATAGGCCGAGTTATTAAGAATTTGGATAATCTGTCGAGCTGTGGATTCAGGATCTATCGCTCCGTTAACAGTAACGTTAAAACTTGCGCCACCTAAAGCATTGTTAGGCACAATACTGCCGTTGGTATTCGGAACGAATAATTCAGGACCGCGTTCACCAACCATATAAGCGGTGTTCTGCGTTACAGCTCCACCAGTAGCCCGACCACCACCAAAGATGCGGTCGATTACGCCGCTGATGCCAGAGATGATGGGGTTGTCTCGAACGTAGTTAACGAATTGTCTGATTTTATACAATACATCATCAAGGAAATCAACTAATCTGGCAAAGTTAGTGATAAGAGTCGAGATAAGTGATCCGACAACTCTTAAAGCTGCTCCCAATACGTCACCAATAGCAGGAGCAACAAAGTCGCGGACGAAGTTTGCAATAGTACGCAAAAGATTATAAAAAGGTGTTAACTCCTCTTGATTATTCTTAAACGCCGAGCCGACTGTGTTAACTGCTCTGACAAGTCCATCGAATACCGGTTGAAGAACATTTGAACTAATAGGCGCTAAATAATCGCGAATAAATGCCCAAAGCGCTTGGAAGGCTGGTAAAAGAATATCTCTAACGACCACACCAGCGCGATCTAACACATCTCGGAAAATTGGCCCTAAAACGGACGATAGACGCTCAAAAGACGGAACGATATTGTTGCTTAAGATATTTAGAAGTGGCGTTAAGGCTTGAAGAATGTAAACACCGACAGTTTCTTTTGCTTCATCAAAGGCTACGTTCAATCGCGCCATTTGTCCGGCATAAGTATTGGCTTGAGTAGTAGCTTGACCGCCAAAGGTATTAGCCAACTCTTTTGTCACATCATTGAAAGTCATTGACTTCAACTCAGCCGCAGTTAAGCCAATACCTAAACGGGAAAGCGCAGAATTGTTTCCGTCGTAAGCTCTGGCAAGAGCAGCACTTACGGATTCAAGTGAACGACCCGTTCCAGCCGCTATGTCCAAAGCTAAATTATTAAGTTTTTGCGCTTCGGTCACATCATTGGTAGCTCGAGCTAATCGTTCCAGACTAGGTCTTAACTGATTGTCAGATACACCCGTAGCCAACGAAGTTTTAAGAATATAGGACTCAGTCGCCGCGATTGTGGCATCAGTAGCATCGGTTACATTTTTTAAAGTTGTAGCCAATCGAGTTTGTGCAGCTTCATCTTCCATCGCCGCTTTAACTCCATCAACGGCTAACTTGGTAGCATAAGCGGCAGCGGCCGCTGTAGCAGCAGCAAAAGCGAGTCCGGCCTTCTTACCAAACTCCGATACCTTGTCGCCGAATGATGCGACGTCTTGAGAACCCGAAGATAGGTTTTTTCTAAGGTTATCAACGTCGGCAAGGATAGATAGTTTAAGTGTTCTCGATCCAGCCATTAGTCGAACTCCTTAACTATGTTGGCAAAAGCGCTTTCCCATTGTCTCACTATGTTCGGCTGAATTCGGCGAAGTGTGGGGTAAATAAAATAACCGGAAGCGCCTCGACCTAGATTTAGGCTACGGCGAGGAAACTGCTTAAAGCGACGAGAACCAAATTCAATTCCCGGCCATAAGATTTGCGTTGTGCCGCCACCAGAAAATTTTTGTCTTGCGAAGCCATAACTAAATTCGCCAATTTTAGAAGTTTTAGAGACGCTTACGCCATCAGCTACGCGGCGAGCGACTTCGCTAGCTTTAGTGCGAGTTCTTGCGGCCGACTTAATTTGCTCTGATGCGTAAGTTGCTAATTGGCTCGATACCTCGCGAGCTTGGTTTGTTGCTTCTTGATCCATAGCTTTGAATGCGCCCGTAATTCGTCGCAACTCTGCTCGGTCGTAGGAGATGACGTCACTTGCCATTTGACCTCTCCTTTAATATGTCAATCGCCGTCAGTATGTCGTCCGCTTCAGTCCATTCTCGCATCGGAATATGAGTGGCTATTGCCAGCTCGACTAGTAAGCGGCCTACGCTTCCGACTCGATGGCTTTTGGGTCGATTGCGACTGTCTCAATATCAGCAACAGTTTCCATCCACACATCAAAAGCCTTAACTGGTTTTCCAGCGGCTTCTCGTTTCATTGCGTTATAAGCCAAGAACATAATGTCCAGACTCCGCCAAGTTCGCCGATATTCTTACCAGTCGCCTTTTCCCACTTAGCGAACTCTGGCGGTTGAGCGATATAACTCGCTTGTTCGCCAGAGTTGTAAGTTATATTTATTTGTGACTTCATAGCTCCCGATGCTCCGATCTATTAGCTAAACGACTCTGAAGGTTGTCCTACGACTGTCAACGTCCAAGTATCGGTAAGTGCTCCAGGAGCTGCTCCACCGGCAGTTGGGAAGATTGGCAATACGTTGAACGTAAATACTGCGCCGGATGCAGCAGTAAAGGAAACGGCCACA